AGAACAGAGGTCATGTATTATCTTACTTACATAAGGCAATCAAACCAGTAAATCAGTTACGAATGATTGAGGACAGTCTTGTCATCTATCGTATATCAAGAGCTCCAGAAAGACGTATCTTCTACATTGACGTTGGTAATCTACCAAAGATAAAGGCAGAACAATATCTAAAAGATGTTATGAATCGTTATCGTAATAAACTAGTGTATGATGCATCCACTGGTGAGATACGAGATGATAGAAATCATATGTCAATGTTGGAAGATTTCTGGTTGCCTAGAAGAGAAGGTGGTAGAGGAACAGAGATCACTACACTTCCAGGCGGTTCTAATCTTGGTGAGATTGATGATATCGAATACTTCAAGAAAAAACTATATCGTTCTTTGAACGTGCCTATTTCAAGACTAGAGGCAGAGGCTGGTTTTAGTCTTGGTCGTTCAACAGAAATTACACGAGATGAACTTAAATTTACAAAGTTTGTCCAGAGACTTAGAAAGAAGTTTACACCTTTATTCACAGATATTTTAAAAACACAACTCATACTAAAAGGCGTAATCACTTTAGAAGATTGGAAGAGTATGCATCAGCATATTCAGTACAACTTTTTACAAGATGGACATTTTGCAGAACTCAAGAAAGCAGAATTACTTGAAGATAGAATTAATGCGTTGGGTAATATTGAGAGTTATATTGGCACTTTCTATAGTAAGAGATGGGTTCAGAAAAATGTTCTCAATCTTACCGATGCAGAAATTGATGCAATGCAAGATGAAATAAATAGAGAAGCTGGACTTGATCCAGATGAAGGTGGAATTGAAGTTCCAGACGGAACTGATGGTATCACCAGATACCCATCTGCTGGTGGAGAACCCATTGATCCAGACGATGTGGCAAAATATAAAGGTGAAGTTCCACCAGAACAACCTAAAAATGGAGAACAATAATGAGTGCGAAAGAATTTGTAGATGCGTTACAGAATGGAAAGAACCTAGATGCTGAAGATGCATTTAAAATGGCGATGTCATCAAGAGTTGGTGATGCGTTAGAAAATAAAAGGAAAGAGGTTGCTGGTTCTTTAATACAGAATCATATACCAGAAGTAGAGGAAGATGAAACAGTTTAATTCGTTATATACATCTTTACCAGAAAAAGATGAGCATAAGAAGTCAAAGGAGTATAAAAGGTTATCTCCTAAGATGAAAGATGCTGTTGATGATATTTTTGTTAAAATGGATACTAAACCTTCAGATTTCCTAAATACTTTTGAAAAAACAATAAAACAAGTATCTAAAAAATATAAGGTGCCGGAGAGACAACTTATGGGATACTTTGAAAAAGAGATGTTAACAATTTAGGAGTGAATGATGGCATTTAGATTAGTAAGACATATCGGAATAATTAATACACTTGGAGATGACGCAGCTCATTCTCTAGATCTTGGTGTGCTTAGTCCAAATAATGCTGTAAGAGTTACAGAGGTTGGTGGAAATGATGTCTCTGTTAAAATAACAGAGGCAGGAACTGCCGCAACTGCGTTAAATGGTTTCACGTTAAAAGCAAATACTTCTACTCTTTTAACTCCAGACACAAAACCAACTATGGGGCCTGGAGAGGTATTGTTAGACGGAACAGATAGTTCCAGTTCAAATGCTGGAGACACTATTACATTAGAGAGTGGAACAGACTCAACAGGTAAGACTGTGTTGTTTTATAATAGAGCAGAGTCAAACTTCACATTGTCTGCGATAAACGAAACTTCTGGTAGTGATGCGGTAATTCGTGTTGAAGAAGTCGCACACGTTAATCCATTTTAAGGAACGATCATGGGATACACATTAAAACTGATATCAGAACACCTTGAACAAGAAACCGATTATCTTATCGAACAAGATGAGAAAGGTAATAAGAATTATAAAATAAAAGGTATTTTTATGCAAGCCGATATTAAAAATCGGAACGGCAGAATATATCCTATGAATATTCTTGAGAAGGAAGTAAAAAGATATAGTAAAGATTATATTAAACAGAATAGGGCATTTGGTGAACTAGGACACCCAGACGGCCCAACTGTTAATCTGGAGAGAGCATCACATATGATTACTGATCTGTATCCAGATGGAAAAAACTTCATTGGTGAAGCAAAGATATTGTCAACACCAATGGGAGAAATTGTAAAATCTCTTATGGACGATGGTGCAAAACTAGGTGTATCATCAAGAGGAATGGGAAGTTTAGACCAAAAGAATGGGGCTAACTATGTGAGAAACGACTTTTATCTTGCAACTGCTGCTGATATTGTCGCAGATCCATCTGCACCAAATGCTTTCGTAGAAGGCATTATGGAAGGTAAAGAATGGGTTTGGAACAATGGACTTATCAAAGAGGCAGATGTTGCAGAAATAAAAGAAACCATTGAAGAAAATCATAGAACGAATAATGCGTCTGCGGATGCTTTGGCGTTTGCAAAGTTTCTTCAAAAACTTTAATTTTATAAATAAGTTAATAAAACATTTTAAGGAGTAATCCCCATGGCTAATGAACTAGACAAAACCATTGAGGAATTAGAAGCAGAAGTGCTAGATGAGCTTGAAGAGGCCAACGGCAATGCTCCTAAACCCAATGCGACTGCTACTGACCCAATGGACAAACTCGACTCTGATGGAGCAACTGGTGCTACGGAAACAATCCCTGGCTCAACACCAGATAAAGTTGCACCACATGGTGGAGCTACAGCATCCAAAGGTGTAAAAACGGATACAACAATTCCGAAAAAAGGAAAGTCAGACAAGATGGACAAGGCAAAAGAAGCTGGACAAAATAGACCTCTTGCTGCAAGTTTTGACCCAACAGAAGGTTTCTCAGATGATGAAATCAGAGAGTTGTGTCATTCAAAAGACCACGATTGTGCTACAATGGTAGAACATCCACAGTGGGGTAAAGGTAAACCAATTCTTAGATCACACGCAATTCCAGATGATAACGGACACGTTGAGTGGTATGACGTTCAATTCAAACATGGTATTGAAGAGAAAGTCATGGCTGAGGACATGAGAATTATTTTCTCAGAAGCACACCATGAAGATAAGGATATGCCAAAAACTAAGAATGGTATGATTACTGCAATGATGGATAAAATGAAGGGCATGAAAAAAGATGACCTTCAAGCTGCATATGGTTCTATGATAAAGGCAATGGCACACGGCTCTAAAGATGAAGGTGCTCACGAAGACGATGAGAAGAAAGAAGCAGTGGAACTTAGACTCAAGTCCATTGATGTTTCTGAACACGTTGATGCCTTGGTCGATGGAGAGGGTGATCTCTCTGAGGAGTTCAAGAAAAAAGCTGCAACTGTATTTGAGGCTGCGGTAAAGTCTAAAGTACGTTCAGAAGTAGAACGTATGGAAGAAGATTACAGAAATGAACTGGAAGAAAATATGAACGCAACAAAGGATGAGTTGACTGAAAAGGTTGACACATACCTTAACTATGTTGTTGAAGAATGGATGAAAGAAAATGAATTAGCAATCGAAAGAGGCCTAAAGGGTGAGATTGCTGAGGACTTTATTTCTGGTCTAAAACAGTTGTTTGAAGATCATTACGTTGACGTTCCAGATGAAAAGTATGATGTGCTTGAAGCACAATCAGAAAAGATTTCAGAACTAGAGGGTAAAATCAATGAAATGATGGAGAAATCCATTGAAATGAAGAATACAAATGCTACTCTAGTGAAGGAACAGGTCGTATCTGAACTGAGTTCAGATTTGGCTGAAACAGAAATTGAAAAGTTTAAGGGACTTGTAGAAGATATAGATTATTCTGATGAAGAATCTTATCGTGAGAAGTTGGCAACACTCAAGGAAAGTTATTTTCCAAAAGTAAAACCATCTGATGAACCAGTCTCTTCAACAATAGATGATGTAGAAACTGGCAACGCACAATCGACTGTTGACACAACTGATTCAATGGCGGCATATATGTCTGCAATTGGTAGGTCTGTTCAGAAATAGGCGTGCAAAATGAATAATTTTATAAATAGTAGAAAATAATAAGGAGAAACCAAATGTTTCAAACAGAACATCTACAAGAAAAGTGGCAGCCAGTCCTAGAA